CCGATGCTGTATTTGTATATAAAGTGTTGGATGATAAAAACTTAAAGTTATCTTGCGGAAACTGCCAGTTATAATCATCAGTTGCTTGTTTGTTAATACGCATAGTAAGTGAAGCACTATCGTACGGATATACTCCTTGAGATCTAATACCTGTTTGACTTTCATAAAAACTAAACACTAAAGAATTGTTACCAAGTGTAACAGTGTTACTATCCACTGGACTAATAGTAGAGCCATCAGACCATTTATATTCTGCGTGAATTTGAGAACCAGCGTCAAATGTTGAATTAATAACACATTTGATTACTGTAAGATTTATCCCTGTTACACACTTTGGTTGTATTGTATAGGTTGCTGCCCCACCAACTGGTGTAACCGTAATTACTGCATTTGTTGGTGTGTTTGTGGTTTTGTTTATTTGTAAAGTACCTGATCCACTTGTCGCTCCTGTTGTAAATGTATTGCCACTCCACACAGCTGTGATTACAACAGTTCCACTTGTAATATTATAATCTACGTCAGCTGTTCCAATTACTGTAGTTAGATCCACAGTATAAGTCTGGCCAGTTGAAACATTTAATGCTTGAAATTCGCTACCGCATTCATAAACAACTGCTGGTACTGGAACTTTAATATCGTTTGATGACAACACATATTCATCCATATAAGGATCATAGCCTCCTAATTTTTGAGTGTCTAATGCAGTTTGGAAATTATCTCTAAAATAAGATCTCATTCCTTGCTCTGAAATGACACTTAATCTATCAGCCTGTCCTGATCCTTGTAGTCTAATTACTGCTACCCTTTTAGTGTCAGTAAAATAATAATTGTCTGCATGTACCGCAAAACTTTCTGGGTTAAAGCTTATACCATATTCGTCTGTTCGTGCTATTTGAGTACCCAATATTTGTGGTGTAGACACAATAGCTCCACCGCCTGCTGCATCACTAATTAAGTTTTTAGATGCAAGCACATAACTAATTTTATCTTCTTGTAATGTAAGTATATCTGTCTCACGTGCATAAAGCTTTTGTATTGGACCAAAACTGGTTTCTAATTCTTTAAAGTTTACAAGACCTAAGTTAAATTCGTTGAGATTGTTTACACCAGCATTACTACTAAATATACCGCTGTATGTCAAGTCTGCAAATCTATCTGCTTCTTTGAAATCTTGATTAGAAACAGACAATACTCTTTGTCCCATTTTTAATGCTCTTCCAGCTAAGTCATCTCTAATTTTAAAACTTTCTACACCATTACCGAATGTGTAACAATCCATAAAAGGTAGTGTTACAATTAAAGGCTGAGTGGTTGTTTGGTTTTGATCTCCATCAGCTGTTGGAGCTTGATGCAAGTAGTTTCCGCTTCCAGAATCAAATATAATGTCGTAGGCTTCAGAGGCATCAAAGAATACATCAGGAGACGCATCAACAGGTTCAGTTTCAAATGTTACCAAAGTAGTTGCTCTTTGAACAACAATGTTTGCATCTATTTTTATTTCTCTTCTGCTTAGCCCACCACATGCTGGTTTTTTGGTTTTAATAAGTAAACCAAGTTTTGAGGCAGGATCTCCAGCCACATCTTGTCCCCATGCAAATGTCACAGAGTTATCACCCAAAGGGGTGCCGTCATTATTTACACAAGGTATATTAAAACCATAACTGTAAAGTTGAGTTAAATACGAAGTTTGCACAGTACCATCTCCACTTGCCGATATAGCTCCTGGTTGGGCTAAATCGGGGCTGATGTTATCACCATTCCACCATCTACGTGCATCTGTATAATCTTGCGATGCGGTAAACTCTTGTTCCCATCTCCATTCAAACTCCTCACACCTTCTACCTCTACCTCGTCTATGAACGCGTATATTAATAATTATTTTACTTCCTGCTGGTATAGTATAATTAGTTGTTGCACCTGTAGCTGGATCAGTAGTAAAGAAGGGATAATTAACCAGAGCTCTACATCGACTCGTACTTGAACTGGACCTGCTAACTGTACCAGCCTCTATCACAGAGTCATCTGGAATTTCAACTCTGAAATTACTTGGCTTTATTTGCATATACAGCCCAGCTAATTGTTGAGTTGATCCCGTTACACCACCTGCTGTCGTTGTGACTGGTTCATTACTTATAAAATTTCTACCTTCAGCCTCAACAGCTAATACTTTAGTTTTTACAACACGCGTAAGCGGACCAGTGGTATCAGTTTTAACAATTAATATATCACCCGTTTTAACTTTATTTTGATTATCTCCTTCAAGCTTAAAATAGGTTACTTGAGTAGTTGGATCTGTGTATTGAAAATTTGAAAATATAGTTTCATAATTAGCTTTGCTTGGTTTGACTACAAACTTATATTTAGTTGCAAACGAAGGAGCAAAATTATTTAAAACCACTTTTATCTTATTAGCACTTGTACTATTGGCTGGCGGAACACTAACCGTATTGAAATCAGATGTTAACACCGTTGACGCTCTACCGAACTTATCCATGTACACAATACCTGTCGCAAAATCTCTGTTACTATGTAGAGACTCTAAATCATCATCAGATGTAAATTGAACACCTCCAGTTACTATTCTAAAATATTCGTAATAGTCTGTTTGTGGCACAACTGGTGGACCTGCACTTCCTGCGCTAACATATTTAAAAGCAGGAATCTGTAAACTAATAATATTGCTTCCAGCTGTTGCAGTAATTCTAAACGGTTGTTGAACAGTTTGATCATCTATACCGCTTAATGTTTTTGTAAATGTGCAATCCTCACTCGGTGCAACTATAGCAGCATTAAATTTATCTGTTAACGATGTTCCTTGATCTGCTGTAGCTATAGGTTCAAAATTTGTATTTAATACAGTACCAATCATGTTGGCAAACTCAGTGCTTTGAGAAAATGAAAACACCGATGTATAATCTTGTTGTAGTGTACAAAAAAATGAAAGACTTATTTCATCTTGTTTAAAAGTGTTGTTAGATAAAAAACAATCAGTGTTAGAAGTTCCAGAACGAGTTGAATGTTCAAATTCTAAATCAAAACTTATTACACTATTTTGTTTCAACTTATCTGCTATTTCAGATAAATCATATTGTATTACCGCATTAGTAGCGGTAATGGTATTGTTGGGATCTATTGTGTAAGCCGTTCCATTTGCTAACTGCGGATCAACTAATTCTTGCTGTAGTATACTTTTACTTACTAACTCCGTAGTATAATCCATAGCTATATCTTGTCCTGCCGCATTTGTAATATTATAACCATCAGTATAGTTTCCAAAAATTAAACGATTACCCATAATAGTTAAAGCCTGAGCTTTTTTAGGTACGTTATCGTATAGTCTTAATAATTCATCTTGTCCTAATACAGAATAAATTTTTGAGTTTGTAAACAAAAAAGTTTGTATGTCGTTATCAGCAAAACCATTTTCAGATTTATCAAATCTCTCTATTACATATATACTATTAGTAGAAGAGTCTTTAAATAATAAATCAATTTCTTGCACACGACTATCTCCAGTTCCAAATGATACATTAACAGCATTAAATCTGTTAAGCATCCCTTCATTGTCAAAGTTTTTTACACTAAACTTAAAAGTAGATGGTTTAAATGCTGGATTACTAAAAAGAGAAGTTGCGCTATATTCATTATTTTTATATCTGTACCTATATGCAAATGATAAAAATCGATCCTCGATATAATTTTCTGAACCAGGCAAACTTAATAATTCAAAGGTAGGAGCTGGTAATGGTGTATATCCTGTAACGCTCGCTTCAAAACCAGGGATCTGGACTATTACATTTAAATCTATATCTAATGTATTGTCCGTAGTAGTTCCAGAAGTAGGAAAGGGATAGTTCTGTGTTACATTAATTTTACGTGGAGGATTTAAGCCATCAGTAAAAAACAAAAGATCTTCAATTTTTTCTACTCCAGTTACTAAAAATGATGGATCAAAATTTAAAGTATTATAAGTTACAACATGGTATCTTAATGCACTGGTGTTCGCATTATATGAAACTATCAAATCCAAACTAAGTTTTACTCCAGTGTATTCAGGATCGTGAACAAACCAATAGATTGTTTCTTCAGCTCCATCTTCATAAGCGCCTATACATCTTGCCTTGTTGCTTAACACAACTCCGTCAAACTCTAATGTAGTCAACTGAAGATTACCCTTTGAATTTTCAACAGCACCAATTTCTGTAGTTTCAGTAGAACCCAGTCGCACGTTCATAGCGTCTACATACTCACCAGGAGGTAGTAGTCGCTCGTCCACGGACTTATTCATTCGTCCAGCTATAAAATTGGTAGTTACTATAGGCATATTACTTTATCAGTTTATTCTGACCTCTTAAATTCATTAAAAGTCTGCCAGGATGTATGTTACTTAATCGTATTTTAGCGTTTCTTAATAATGAAGCTTTATCTTTTCTCGCTCTGTTTACAATATATTCTTGTGCTCCTAATCTATTATTTAAAATAGAATATTTAATAAACGCATATATATAATCTTCAAATAATTTATTTACACTAATTTTAGAATCATCACCACCTTCCATACCATCAGAAACATATTCTAATACTATGGATGAATAATCTCCCAGTGAGCTGAAATTAATAACACCTGCTTTTTTATCTATTTTAAAAGTAGGATTTATGTTAGCTGTTTCAGTATTCAAACCAAATCTTGCTCCGATTGCATATTCAAAATACCAGCAACCATCTAAACATACACCTGGTTGATTATGAAAAACACTATTACTGTTTAAATATATTCCAGCTTTTCCTCTGCTTAAATCTACTTGAGAATCTTGTGGACTCAGTGCATTACCATCTTGATCAAAAAGTATATTACTGTTATTGTCTTGAAGATAAGCAGAGCTCCAGTTTGTTTGTATGTTTTCAGTCAATGGATATAAGACACCATTTCTAAACTGTGATATTCTTACCCAATTAACATAATCGTAGGGTAAAATAAATCTAAGATTTGCACCAACATCTAATTGCAATATTTTAATTTCTTTCATTGCATCGTAGTTCAACTCTTGTATACCACGTTTTGCATAAAACAAAATTTGAAAACGATTTACGTTATTTATCAATTCATGATTACCTTGATACATTAACATAAAATTGTTTACTATATCCTGTAATGAAACATACTGGTATGAACCCCAGTTTTCATCTTCAGGTGCGTTGCCGCTGTTGGCGTAATATTGATATTGATTTATATATGTCATCTTAGCTTGTTTCTTGTGTATCTAAATTTTCTTCTGTTGCTCCAAATTGATAAACCTCACCTTCTCTAATCTCAATACCTATGTATTGTAGAATCTTTGCAACCAAGTTTGGTTCGTCCGAAGCAGGTAATTCAAAGTTTTGATAAAGCGGATCAGCAGGATTAAATATCGGATCATTACCAGAAGTGTTCAAGTATGTCCACTGTGGCGGTAAGGGGTATCTAATATACTGTGCCTGTATCGCTCCACCTTGAGTTATGGTGCTTGGATAAACCGTTATGGTATTACCCACAAATGAGTTAGGTCCCGCAGCTACATTAGAGCTCGCGCCTCCTAATACGTAAGCGGGATATTGGGTTGTAGGGTAAGTTAGTTTAGAACTTGTTAAATAAAATATTTTATTTTGGTTTACTCTTTCTACTTCCGTAATATTATATTGATTGTAAATACTGTATGTCTCACCAACTGCCATTATATCAGAACTAATCGTTAGAACAGTATTACTTACTATAGCTGTTATATAAGCTGATGTATTGTCTGTCGTATTAGTTATTAAATCACCAACCGCTACAGTCGATGTAAATAATTGAGTTGAATCTATTAATTGATTTGCATTTGTAAGAGTGGTTGTTCCACTAACTTTTAAAGTTGGATAGTAAAATAATTTATTAATCAAATAGTAATCAGCAGGTAAATTATAATTATTGTTCAAATTAGCATTTGGCTGTGCTAAATATGCAGTTGCTGAAAAAGTATCTATAACTTCCTCTAAACCTTTTACTATATCCGCATAACCTTGTCCTGATGATCTTGCATTTTCTCTGTTTATCCAATTATTGTATTGATAAAAATAATCTTCAAATATATCCATTTGTGCTTGTAAACAGTACAAGTTAAAATCTTGTGGAGATATGTAGCCATAATTGTTTTTGTTGGCTACAGCCATAACTGTATTTCTAACTGAGTTTATCATTCGTAAATCTTTTCACAAAGATAACAAAAAAAAAAGAGGCTTAAATGTTTAAGCCCCTTTCATAACTTTGATTAAGAGATTAGTTTGACCACTCTT